AATTTAAATGAGACTGTATCTAATTATATAGCAGACGCAAGACGAGCGGGTATTCCAGAAGAATTTATCCGAAACTTTAATATTTGGCACCAACAGGTGGTAGATATTCTAATACAAAGTATTGACGGTAACGTATCTTCTATTATTCATACTTCACAAAATTCTAAGATGTATGCTATTCTAACCGCTTATGATGCGGCATTGGGAGCTACAATCAAAGATGTTGAAAAGACATTACATGAAGGATAAGTAGGCATGGGTGCGATAAAAAAGGTATTGAATATATTTTTAAAAACAGGTGGGCTTGACGAAGCTAAAAAGGTTCTATATATTAAGTCGAAAGCTTCGGGTCGAATAGCGAGAGAAACTGAAGAATTATTATCTTCGTACTATAATATGCCTAAAACTAATTTAATGAAAATGGCTAAAGACAGGATTCGATTGGAAACCATTGCTGAAAAAGGTCGACAATCAACAAGGATGGGTACATATTCAAAGTGGCATCAAGACTATGACGCTAAGACGATTGATACGATACTGAAAAGAGAGTTCGGTATCGGAAGAACAAACAAAGATTTTTACTACAAGTATCCAAAAAGTAAACAAAATTACGGTATGACAGAAGCTGAACGCTCAAAACTAATAGAAGATATTGGTACACCATTTAAAGAATTAATGAGGTCGAAGAGGATGAGAAGCGTTAAAAAGTATGTCAAAGGTAAAGATTTTTGATGTCTCAAAATGCGACATCAACACAGGATGATTATGAAGAATATTATGAAAAACTCCAGATTCTTAAAAAGTTTAGGAAGAATATGGGGTTATTTGGAAAATTCTGTTTTCCAACGGCTCTAAAGCGTGATATACCCCCGTTTCACTCAGAAGTCTATGAAGCTATCATTAATCCTAAAAATAGGCGTTGTTTAATTGCAGCGCCCAGAGGAACAGCGAAAAGTACTGTATGTTCACTCATACTCCCCCTGTATAAAGCAGCTTTCAAGAAACCCGAAGAAGACTTATTTATTGTTATCATTTCCGAGAGCCAAACGCAGTCTATTAACTTTCTTAGCAGAATTAAATATCATCTCCAGCATTCGGATAACTTCAAAAAACTCTTCGGAGATATGGGTCCTCATACAGCCCAACGATGGACTGGGGGAGATATTGTTCTCGCTAATGGAACCAGAATCGTGGCTGTCGGGACTGGACAACGAGTCAGAGGATTCATAGAGGGTGATACTCGTCCTAATCTTATTATTGTTGATGACTTCGAGTCTGAATTAAATGCTTTTACCCCGGAAGCTCGTGCCAAGAATAGAAAATGGATAACTGAAGCTGTTATCCCTTCTTTATCGGATGATGGTAGAATTGTAATGATAGGTACCGTTATTAGTGAAGATTGTTTTCTATACTGGGCTAAAGAAAGTCCCGCATGGACAGTTTTATGGTTTAGTATTACAGATGACAGTGGAGAAAGTATCTGGGAAGATAGGTTCCCAATGTCAAGGATTCATGATATAAAAGCAGAGTTTGAGAGTGTTGGCAACCTGAATGGGTTTTTTCAGGAGTATATGAATGAAGCTCAGGCTCCAGATAATGCTCCATTTCGACCTGAATACATAAGATTGCATCATTATAGTTTTGAGAGGATAAAGGGTCAGAATTGTTTAGTGAGGTATATAGATGGGGATAAAAAAATTAAGCCCGTTGAACTATATGCTGGAATTGACCCAGCAAGTAGTCTTTCTGATAGGGCTGACTTTTTTGTTATTGCTATACTCGGTCTTGATAGCGACGGGAACATTTATATTGTGGATGTTTTCCGCCATAGACTCTCTCCTGCAGAACAACCTCAGAAAATTATAGATATGTACAAGAAATATAAACCAAAGAGGATGAAAGTCGAGACTACAGGCTATCAGGAGGCACTGAGGGATGCAACAAGGAAAATCATGTTTCAGAGTAACATGTACATTCCCGGTCTTGAAAAAGGGGTAAAGCCTCGTACAAGGAAGAGTGAAAGGTTATTGTCTTTAGTACCTCCCCTTGCAAAGGGTGATTTCTTTTTTAGGACACAGGATATCGAAGTTCAGCAAGAATTTCTTTCGTATCCAAAAGGGAAGCATGATGATTGCATGGATGCTATCTTTTATGCTCTTGACGGAGCAAAGCCTTGCAGGGTAAAAGAGTTTGACCCAGAAGCCCCAATAAAAAAACATAATAAAATGCTTGACTGGTTAAGTATGTAGGACGTATATTCGAAATGGATACATCTATCAATATTATAGTTAATGGCTAAGCTAACAAAAAAGGTCGAAGAGACCCATAACCTATTCAGACAGTATTCTTCTTCGAGGGATAAGTGGGCATTACATGCTCAAGAGGATAGAGAGTTTAGGCTCGGAGTCCAGTGGACTGCTGAGCAAAAGCGTATTCTATCAGAACGTGGACAGGCTCCTATTGTTGTAAATAGGATACACCCGGCAGTAGAAGCTGCGAAAGCGATGCTTACAACTAATAAGCCAAGTTTTCGCGTTTCACCGAGAGAAGATTCTGATAATAGAGTTGCACAGGTAATGAATGGTATGCTGGAGTATATCTGGGCAATTAGCGATGGTAATACGGCACTAAGAAATATTATTGATGATTATTACGTCTGTGGAGTAGGGTATATGCAAGTTTATCAAGACCCGAATGCTGATAAAGGCAAGGGTGAGGTAAAGATAAGAGATTTAGACCCTCTTGATGTTTATGTAGACCCAAATAGTCGTACTCGAATGCTTGACGATGCGGAAAACATCATTGTCTCTCGTATGTTTACGAAGGACCAAGCCATAAGAATGTATCCCATGTACGAAAAGGCTATTAAAAATGCCCAGACAGATATGTATTCTGATAAACCCTCAACTGGACGTAGTCGTGAAGAAGTTGGGGCAATCTTCCCAGAAGATACCGAAACTACTACTCGAGCCGTTGGTTGGGGGGAATCAGATGAATATATACGTGGATATGAGAGATATCATAAAGAGATGATTAAGTATCATCTTATTCATCAGTTGCACGATGATAAAGAACTATTGCTTGACGAAGAAGACTTCCTCGAGTACTGTCAGAAACCTGTTTGGCTTATTCATGGTCAGATAGTTGACGACCCCTCAACGGCAGAAAGAATGATGGGTAAGTTAACACAGGTTTTTGCCGAACAGAAGAAAAAAGCTGAGATTGAAGGGCAGTCTGTTAATGAAGTCCCTCCACCCGATGTGAAGAAACTTTCTTTTGCAGACCTCATTATACAGAAGGCAGTGGAAGCAATCGAGGTAGAACAGCCAAGGGTTAAGATGTGTGTTATTATGGGTGATAAGATGCTATATGAAAGAGTTCTACCTACTGAGCATTTTCCAGTTGTCCCTTTTATGAATTTGCATACCAGAACACCATATCCTATATCAGATGTAAGAATGGTAAAGGATATGCAGGAATACATTAATAAGACTCGAAGTCTGATTATAGCTCACGCTACAACTTCGACGAATGTTAAAATTCTTGTACCCAGCGGGAGTGTGGATATGAGAGAATTTGAGCAGAAGTGGGCTCAACCGGGAGTGGCTATAGAAGTTGACTTCGACCAAGGGAACCCTACGCCTGTACAGCCATTACCTTTACCAAATGAGCTGTATCAGAATGAGCAGACTGCTAAAAACGATATAGACCACCAACTTGGATTATACGAGATGATGATGGGTAACTCATCTGTAGCCCCGCATACGTATAAAGCCACTATCAGCCTTGATGAATTTGGGCAACGTAAGATGAAATCCAAGTTAATGGATATAGAAGCAGGTTTAAGACGTGCTGCTGAGGTCATCATACCTCTAATGCAACAGTTATATACTACTGAAAAAGTAGCACGTGTAGTCCAGCCGAATAATAGTATGTCTGAGATTGCAATAAACAAAAAGCTGTATGACGATAAGGGGAATGAGATAGGTGTTTTTAATGATATTACCGTTGGAAATTATGACGTTGTTATTGTTACAGGCTCTACTCTACCAACCAATCGTTATGCTCAGCTTGAGTTATATATGGACGCATATAAAAACGGTCTTATTGACAGGCAGGAAGTGCTAAAGAAGACGGAAGTCTTCGACATTGAAGGCGTTCTTGAACGGACGGATACAATCGCCAAACTTGAGCAAGCGGTCGAACAAGCTCAGGGACAAATAAAAGAACTTAAGGGCGACCTTCAGACTCGAGAACGTGAAGTTTATCACGCTAAGCAGAAAGCTGAACTCGAGAAATTCAAGGGTGATTTGGATAAGACTTCAACCCGCGCTAAAGCGGCAGGAACTGTATTCGAAAAACGTCTTGATGATGCGACTGGAATGATACGCAAGGAGGTCAATGAAGCCTCCAAAGAAACTAAAGATACCCCTAAATCCAGTAAGGGCTCTAAAAAAGGAAAATAAAAATATGGACAATCAAGAGATTACTCAGATTACTGATTCTCAAGTAGAGGAAAACATATTTGGCAATGAGGGATTAGACCCGTTTGCTGAAGCAGAGCAACCGCAGGAGACTGTTGAACGAATAGCCTCACCGAGGAATAATGTCGTACAAGAAAACTCTCCGGCTCCGCCCCAGCAGGAACAGGCACCTAACGATGAAGTACGTTACCAATACTGGCAATCCGAAGCTGACAAACGTCAGAATAGGATTTCCGAGTTAGAGGCGACTAATTCAAAGTTGCAGGATACTTTAATGGAAAACTTCAATAAAGAACCTGCGTCTGAACCGGCTGAGCAACAGAAACAGGCTGAACCAGCGAGGGAAGAGTTCCCCCCGCCCCCCGAAAAGCCAGTAAAGCCACAACACTTCGATAGGTCTGAAGCGTATACTGACCCTCAGAGTGATTCTGCTCAATATCTTGACACGGTGGAAACTTGGAGAGAAAACATGGACACTTATAATCGGTTACATACCGAATATAATGCCGCTGTTATCCAACAAGAACGCGAAGAGATGAAAGAAGCAGAGACACAGAGGATTAACGCAGTTAAGCAAGCCGAGGAAGCCGCAGCACGTGATTCTGAATTAAGAAACTCCCTGCGAACTGACTATAATGCTGCACCGGAAGTTATAGACGACTTCATTAAGAAGATGTCTGACCCGGAATCAGTCACGGTCGAAAATTTGTGGAAACTTTACCAACTGGACCATGGTGGTATGGAGAGAGCTGCCCCTGTAAAGAACCCTCCTTCAGAGGGTTTTGAACAGACACGCAAAGCTCAAAGTATCCCAAGTCCAATGGGCGTAATGCCGTCTTCCAATCGAGAGCAAACGACAAGCAGTGAAGACCGCATTATGGATGATATGATAAAGGATTATAGAGCTCAAAATCCTTTTGACTAAATGATTCTCGCATAGGAGATTAAATATCATGGCTGACCAATATAGTGTTAGTGCTGGAAATGCTCTAAACTCAGCAGTGAGTATGGACCAATCCAGACGGATGTTTAACTTCGGTGAACGAATTGCAGAATTAGCCCCACAGCAAAGTCCTTTCTTTGTCTACTTGTCGAAAGTTGCGAAAAAACCTACTGACGACCCGGTTTTCAAGTTTCTTGAACAGCGTCATCAATGGCAACGTCGTAATTTCGAAGTTGAAACGGAAGTCCCCGCCGATGACGGCGGCGACGTCTACGTAGTAGCAGGGAATGGAAGTGCTATAAGCAATATTAGCATCGAGTTTGGTTGTTCTTATGATAAATATGGACGGAGTTCCACAGTTTTAGAAGCTCCCAATTATTTTGTTGTAGGACAACTTGTTGACTTAGAAGTTGATGTTGGTACAGATGTTGATGGTGCTGGTACTGCAAAAAAACGTATGGTTGCTAAAGTAGCTACAGTTGGAGCGAGTACAGCTCGTTCCGGTGCTTCTGAAGGCTCAACCTTGATTACTGTAACACCTGTTTCTTTAGACGGGTCTGCATTAGAAGCTAATAATACTTCTGACTTTTTTCATTTTGCAGATGGCTACAAAGGTCAAGTAATCGGTTCTGCGTTTGCTGAAGGTTCAACCGACCCAGAGGGTTGGAAGGACGAATTGTACGATAGAGAAGGTTATGTGCAGATTTTTAAAACTGCTATACCTTTATTCTCTGGTACGGCTATGGCGACACGTTATCGTGGTAAATCAGACGAGTACAAACGGGTCTGGCAAGAAAAACTCATGGAACATAAAATGGACATCGAGCATGCAATGCTTTATGGCATAGGACGTTCTGATGAAGCTGCTTCTGGACCAGTTAGACACTCGTGGGGTATCATGCCCTATGCTGAAGCGCATGGATATAACGATGGTAGTAATAATGCTTTTGATTATGGAGACGGCGACGACGCCGGCGCCAAATACGACGAGTTTTTAGACTGGCTTAAGGACTTTATGAGTCCTGAGTCTGGCAATAGTGGCAGTAAGCTTGTATTAGCTTCCCGCAAAATTATTGCTTGGTTTAATAAAATCGGCGATAAAGGCTCTTTTTTAGGTAATACCATTGGTGCTTCGAGCTATAGGATGGATGCACAGAACATCAAGGGTGCTTTCGGGCATTCGGTTACTAAGATTAATACAGTGTTTGGAGACCTTCACTTTATCGCTGAGCCTTTGCTCAGAGGTATGTACGAAGATACCGCACTTGTTATTGATATGAAAAATGTGGCTTATCGCCCATTACAGGGTAACGGTGTATCTCGTGATACTCATATTATTACGAATGTACAGAACAACAATGTTGACGGAAGAAAAGACATCATCCTGACCGAAGCCGGTCTGGAAGTCCAACTACCAGAAACACATGCTGTCCTCACGTTTAGCTAATAGTAAAAAGATTGGGGGGTGCTTTATTTGGAGTGCCCCCCATCGAGACCCTACTGCTCCAGCGCCGGGTATTGTCAGCAGTAACAATGTTGGTGATAAATGGCAGAGTAGTAAACTTGATGAATCAAGACGGAAACAGAATATTTTAAGTAAAAAGAAGAAGAAGTAATGGCAAGTTTTACAAATCAAATAACTTATTATACAGGTGATGCTTCATCTTATAGTAGTGAAATTACTCAATTACTGACTGATGCGCAGAAAAGCGTAATTGCCAGACTGGAATCAATGAATCCCGATATTCTTCACTTATTTTCTGGTGAAGTTACAGTAGAAAATGATAGTGGTGTTACATTAGACCATACAAAAGTTTTAAATGTCAGGAGAGGTTCATATAGAGCTGTTCCTGTAAATGTGCAACACAAAGATTTAATAGTAGATTCGGATAGTATCTATTATGCTTTACCTCAAAGTCCTGCTTATTATATAGATAAGAGCAAATTATATATCAAACCTGCTCCTGAAGAAGGGGATGGAGGGACTGTAGATAAGGTAGTTTATGGAGCTATTGATGATGCTAATGGAACAATAGCAAGTTTTCCCGCAGAATTCTATCAGGCTATAGTACTCTACTCAGCTCAGGGAGTATTACATATGATGATGGTGGCGTTAAGGGATGCTCTTCCTGATGATTTTGATGATGAAAGTAGTGCCTTTGATGTAGTGTCTGATTTTGAATTGTCGGAAACTGGTTATTTTTCAACTGCTCCAGCAGCGCCAGCTGTGCCAGATTTCGGTGGTGCAGGTGATATTACTGACTTAGGAGATATTGCGAATTTACCAAGCGCGCCGGCATATACAAAACCGACTATTGGAATAGTTGATGAGGATATAATAATACCTACTTATCCAATAACACATGGTACTCATGATATAGACTTAAGTGACTCTAATGCTTTAATAGAACTATCAGTGTCACAGTCATTAAGTTTATCAAGCGTTAATACGCTCGATATGACTGGAGTTACTTATCCAGCCTATACAGCACCTACTATAGGATTAGCTGCCTCAAACCCCGATGTAA